CCCTTCTTGGTGGGTGTGCCCGGTCTCGGGCAATGGGTCTTACTGGGTTGGACCTTATGTTAATGGAGCTCAATCGAACGTCGAATCAGCGGTTTCCAATTCCGCATGCCCATTATATGGAGGTTATTGACGGGATGAATATGGAGTTCTCGCGTTGTTTTCCCAGGGAGTGTGTTCGCGTGCTTACTGAGCAGGAAGCTATTAATGGTTCGCCGCATTTTCCTGGTCTTGCCCCCATTGACATGTCCACTGGTGCTGGTGCGGGGTTTTCGGAAATCAAACCCCCAGGTGCGCGTGGGAAAGCTTTTCTGTTTGAGGGGTCTTTGCCTGATCGTCGTGTTAAGTCGCCTATGTTGCGAGAGCGGTTGGACTCCTCGGAGGCCAAGATGGCGAGGGGGGAGAGACACGACTTTGTTTTTAAATGTGCTTTGAAAGACGAGGTTCGTTCAAGAACCAAGATTCAATCCTGTGCCACACGAGTTATCCAGTCTGCGCCGGTTGATCATACAATCCTTGTCCGCAGGTACTTTGGTGCTTATATGTCGGATTTCCAAATTTCACATCTTCGGACGCCGAGTGCTCTTGGCATGTCGCCATACAGTACGCATTGGGATGCCATGGTTCGGAAGCTTGCTACAGTTGGGGATGTTGGCTTTGACGGTGATTACACTAAGTGGGAGCGTTTGTTGTCACCGGAGATATTGTCGTTGATTCAAGCCCACATGTTCTCCTACTACCCCGATGCCACGTCTGAGGAGACAAATGTGCGGTTGGGGCTCTTCGACAACATAGTCAACACGGTCCTACTTGTGGGTTCTAAATTGTATATGCGGCGTGGTGACAACCCGTCCGGGGTGTCTATGACTACCCAGATTAATATTTTGGGTAATTACATCATCATGTGTTCTATTTTCCTCACGTTGGCCGAGAAGTTTGCGCCACAGCACCGTTCTGCATGGGGGTATTACAAGCTCGTTGGGAAGAAGTTTATGGGTGATGACAATGTGCAGACGGTTGCACCGGAGGCGGAGTGGTTTAATTTTACGACGGTTCGTGAAGTTCTTGCGTCGCACAACATTGTGTTTACGCGTGCTTGCAAAGAGGGGTTGGACCCGCCGCCGCTGAGCCCCTTGTACGATTTGGAGTTTTTAAAGATTCGCTCGCGCGTTCTAGAGTTTGGGCCAGTTCGTTAT